GTCTGGGTTCCCTTCATGGCTTTAGTGGACGTGCGATTACAGCTTTTAAGCTGTACGAGCGGATGATGAAGGGGGAATTGCCGTCCTTTGGGACAGACTGCAAAAGCGTGGAGACGGTTCGCTGCAAGAAGGCCAAGAGGCAGCCCCGACTTGCAAAGAGGAAGTCAGTGAAGGCCATAAGTGCCGAAAGGAAGAAGTGGACATCAGGATGGGACGAAGAATATGTTTTGAAAGCTATCAAAAAGAACAATGAGACAAAAACAGCAGGGGGGGCCCCACAGAGTTCTGTGACAGAGAAGGGGAAAAAGAAGAAAGAAAAAGATTCGTTGATAATCAGGCCTGAGACGTATGAAGAATATGTAAAGAGAGTTAATGGCACCTACTGGATTTCTGACCCCTGTGTGGCCAAAAGTGTGATCCTGAGTGCATTTGAAAGGCACATAAAAATAAGATGGAAGCCCAACCAGTACTTCTCTAAAGGAACTCATGTCGGAACAACCATAGCCGAAGGAACCCGACCTGGTGAATTTGCCAGGAGGGACATGAATAATGGCAGTAAATTCAGGAAAAATCTGCCTCTAGAAGAAAGGTTAGATGAGACTAGACAATTCAATTCTCGCCTTTTGGCCTGGAAGAACCTGCCCAGGAAGAAAACCAGGAATTTTGACAGAAGCCTGAGCATGGGCAAAACTGATCCAGGGCCTGAGACTCTGAGCGCTTTTGTCAACGCGATGGTTTCAGTCAGAGAAAAAGGCTTGGCGATCGCAGGAGGACACGTGAACTCGAGTCCCCGTGTTGAAGAATTTTTGAGAGAAGTAAAGGAGAACTACACTGACGAATACTTAAAAGGTGATAGGAAAATCAAAGTTGTGAACGTTTCCAAACTTCGGAAGTTGCTGAAAGGAAGCGACCTGACTAGAATTTTTTCAAAATCCATTTTTTTCACATCCATCTTGTTCTGCCCTAAAGCTGATCGCACAAGTTCGGACAAATCTGTTTGGAACTTTGGGAAAGATGGGTTGTCATCACTGTTGGAAGTATTCGCCACGGGTATGAACATTGACGACCCTAATACTTTGCAGTCTGTGGCCTTTTCAACGATCGAAGTGACACTGAGAGAACTGGAAAGCGAGAAGAATGCATTGAGCATTTACAAAGAAGCTTTGATGAAAGAGACGGAACTCTCTTTAGGACATTTCCTGGGGAAGTCGTTCAGGGACTTCATAACCTTGTCCGGGATTGATATACCTCCATCTTGGATGAACATGATTGAGAGACTAGAACACGATGAGAATAGGATTTCAGTGTTGTTCCTGGACAGGTTCCTCATGAAATATCTATCGCACACCAGACCCAACTCCATGAATGGTCTGAGGGATGCCAATTTTCCCGAATTCGTCATTTCATCTGACGGCTATAATTCAGCATTTATAGATATAAAACAACACTCTAAATTGTTCGACAAGATAGTCAAGAATCGGAGCTCCAGCAATACTGGTGTAGCAGAAGTGATCAAAGATTTTTATTATAACTCGGCTTATTGCCTCGGAATAGACCATGTAATAAGGGTCGATTCACGAACTGTTTTCTTCTATGACAGGACAACCCTGGCGATTGTCACTGACATTTCACCCTTGGATGGGCTTAACCTCGAAGACTTCGAAGACAATGGGTTTGACATGGAACTTGGTCAATTCAGAGGCGTAACATTGGTTCTGGATGTGGGCCTGAACAAATTTGACATCGACAAGATTTCTATGAAATTGTCCATCTACGATTCGTCCCTCGGCCACATTATGAAATACGACGAATCTGAAATCGTGCCCGGTTTCGGGAACTTGATAGTCAACCAAAGTGCCCTGGAAAGGTCTAGAATATTCCATCGTAGAAGCAAATCACTTGAATTGGATTTGGACCCGACCCCTGTGAAAGGGCTTTCTCCCCTCTTTGCACCACTGGTGATTACTAGTTCTGAACAATACTCATTTTCATCCTATTCTAGCAGTGGCAGAAGCGATCTTTCAACAAGCACGATCAAGGATCATGAAGCTCCAGAAGAAGAAACCAGTGAAAAACAGAGAGTTTCAAGGACTATGCCTGAAGTGAAGATCTCTAGTCCAACTATAGAAACTGAGAAGCCTGAAAACGAGAAAGAAGACCAGAACCCAGTGCCGGTTGCTAAGCCACCGATGGACAAGTCAGGAAAATACATGACTATGAATGGCATGTTCATTGCCGACAAAGAAGCCAATTTTGACGAATCCAATTTCGATCCAAAGACTCAAGGTCCAGTAATAGAAAAATCTGGCTATTACGCCCAGTTTATGGGGTTCATCACAGCTCCAGACGGGAAAAAATTGGCTTTCTTCAAAGAAAAAGCTGTCGAAGTCGACTTTGATGCTATGTGGGAACCAGAAGAAGACAAAGGAAAAGGATTTGGGGCGATCGACAGTCTTTCAGAAGGTGACCGAGAGGATGCCACAGGGTCTGGCCTAGAAGACTCAGATGAAGAGCATGGTGGCGACCACGATGAAAATTTGGAGTCTGACGGCACTTCAGATGCATCTCTTTCAGACGAAGAGTCATCTATGATTGGTCAGGTCAGGCAAGGTCTTGATGACAGTTCATTGACGAAGTTCAATACGATTGATGTCGAACCGGTTCATTCCAAGATCAGTTCTCCTGTCGTAGCTGAGGTGGGATATAAGAACTGGAAAGAAAAAATACTCTTTGAAGGGTCTTATGAAATTTTTTCTCCTAATGGCGACAGGCTAAGATGCGGTGCGCAGTCAGTTTACGGTTTACTGATGATGACTGAAGAAGGGTTTAAAGTCAGCCTAGATGACGTATCTAACTTCATGTCTGGCCTCCCTGGAGAAAGCTCCGAGGTTAACAATTTCGAGATGATGAGTCTCATTACAGCACTCAACGAATTTTCTAGCCACGGTGGCAGACCTAGTGAAAATGGCACTCCAGAATTCCCCCCTGTCATGACCGGAACTGACTATTCCTGCATCGACGACATGATCGGTTGCAGAGTCCGCGGTTTTATAATATTAGACGTAAGTGAAAGTCATTATTACTACTTGGTGCATAAGAGAGGTGTGAACAAAGCTGGCAAGTACGACGTGAGGGGGTCATTTTTATCGACGGAGAATCTTTATGACACACTCTCTGAAAACATCAGTTGGTCAATAAGGAATTCACTTGGATTGTGTGATCAAACACCTCAGCACACAGAAATGGCATTTCCAGAGAACAGTCGCCAAGTTACTACAGATCAGGTTTTAAAAGATGTGATAAGCTGCAGATTTGATGGCACTAGTCTTCGCATAGGACCGACCAGAAGATTCATTTCGGATGTCGTAGTCAGAGACATTTTTGAAGCCAACGAAGAGATTTCTTCAGTCGAAAAGAGGCTTAGTGAAACTGAGTTCCCAAATGAAATCTTTCGGATCAAAGAAGTGGAACTTTTCTCGTCGTATTTTGTAAGTCACATAAATACTCTTAATATTGTCTTTCTTGGTAGTGGTTTCATCAGTAGGATACGGATCAAGGAAGATCCTACGGAATTTTCACAATTCTTGTCTAAGCTTTCTGAGTTAGACCTTGACGAAGACACTTTCATAGAAAAATTGGATGAACGGAAATCAAAGAGTATGAGGGATGTGATCATCTCATCGGAAGAGATCAATCCATTCAAAAAACCTGACTCAAAGAGCACAAAATTTCGTGAGGCTCCTGCCAGTCAGATTGATTTCGTGATAGATTGGAATGATTCCGCTTTGTTGCAGAACCTGGAGGAAAGAGAAGAAGTAAGAACGACAAGCCAGGCGGAATATGACATGGCCAATATGAGCAGTAGAGCCACAATGGAGTCAACAGAGGAAGACAATGATTTCAGTAAGTATTGGGCGGATGAACAATCTGTAAGTGAAACAGAAATTAAGAGAAAGCCGGATCAGACAAAGATTCAGCATCAGGCCGAAATCGGAAGGTCTGAGATGAAAAGATGCGACTACGAAAAAGGGATAGAATTGCATCTAAAATTAGCAGCTATTTTTGCATCAAAAAGGTCGATTCGTAGAACAGCCTCACATTCACCATCTTCAGCTGCTGTCAGGACATCAACATCCTCTCCGAAATCTGCAAGAGTTTTGCGCAGAAATTCGGACAGAAGTGCACAGGATCACGAGGGTCATGCAGCTTATTCAAGAATGACTGGCAGATGCATTCAAAAAGTCTTTGAAAGCAAGAAATATCTAGGCTCCAAGCCCAGGTCATACTTTTTGAAAAAAGATAGAGACATTTATTATTCATTGGTCAAACATCATGTGGACCTTAATTATTTTGATGGTGGGATCTTGATTAAACTGTCAACTCTGAAGAGCAAGTATTCATATTTCGACTTCTTTTCCGACAAAACCATCACAGAGAATGAGAATCAGGAAAAGGAAGCAGACAGGGATTCCATTGTAGAAGGAGAAGAAATAGAATTGCCTGCGGTAACACATTTTTATGCCATGTGTGCAGACTTGCCAAGACCATACACTTATGATAGTGCAAAAGAAATACTGAAAAATCTGAACAAATTCATAATTTCAGATGAATACGAAGACATCGGGGCTGAAAATCAAGAAGTGATACGGCACATGAAGAGCATCATAACTAACCATGATTCAGACATATATGATGAAAGCTTTTCTGACTGGCAAGAAAGCATAAAGGCAACCACTGTCGAAGTCCAGATTGTTGAATATAGCATTGACAAAGACAGTTCAACCATGTCCATACTCCACGCCCTCGACGTCCTATTCTATGAAAATGATGAATTGGTTGACATGAAACTTCTAGTTATGGATACAGCCAATGAATTTATAGACAAAGAAAAAAGTTCAAGGAAATTTGTCACAACTCATAGCAATGACAGATGTCGTTACATGGATGAGCGGACAAAACAACTGCTGAAAGACTTTGGTGTCAGAGAGCCCGAAAACATTGCCACTGCTATAGGTAAAATAGACCACGTGAGTGACCTCAGTGTTCCACTGCTTGCAGTCGACACCAATTTCTTTTTGAATTTTGACTTCTTATCTGATGCAACCCACAGCGTGGCTTTCTTGGTTCTTGCTGAGGTGATAAATGAACTAAAAAGACTTGAAAAATCTCTCAAGTACGATATGTCAAGGTTTTTGGATTTTTGTGCAAGAAATGAATTCCATCTTGAAGACAGCCCGAATAGAGATATAGGGGACGACGCTATCTTTGAGAGATTGTCGGAAATAAGCAAAAAAAGAGAAATTCTTTTCTTCACTGGTGACAAGGAACTGCGAAAGCGAGTCAGAGAAAATGTCAAAGACATAAGGAAAGTCATCAATGAATCAGAGTTAGTGAACTTACTTCACATGTCCATTATCCCTAACATCAGAGACAGTCTTTCTTCCTCGTGGACTAAGCATGTCGGCAATGGACTACATTACAAGATAGAAGGTCATAACTTCGCCTACAGAGTCAAGGACCGTGTTTTTTCAGAATTGACTGGCTTAGACACAGACAAAGGACAAGACAGGCCCATGCCCAGACTGAGAAAGATAGATTTTGAAAGTGAAATGGACGAAAAATCTATCAGAGGATGGGACAAGTATTCATCCTGCGAATTCTTTATGGACGACGCTGATGAAGAACTGAGTTTCCGCAATGTCTGCAAGAATGTTGAGGCGTCGGAATTTCAGTTCGTCGATATGGCTGAATTTGTCTACAAACCAGGTACTGTGTTCGAACATGTGAGGAATTACATTAGTACTGATGTGAAAAATAAATACACTGATTCGATAATGAGGAGAAAAGGCATCTTTGTAGAACCCAAGATGACAAATAGGTCGGTCGAGGCGGGCAAATCTAATGACGACAATTTTGCAAATGACCTGCTCTTTGTGGAAGAAGACATGAGGGAGATAGTCAATCTGATCGCTAAATCTAATGGTTCGGACTTTCTCAGGTTGCACAATAACAATGAGTATAAATCGTCCAGATTAAAGCTTGGTGAAGCGGTTGTTGTTGTAAATGAATCCGGAGAGATAAAGAGCCGATTTGAGAGAGAAGAAAAAAACGAGATCAAGTACTATTTTGATGATGAAAATGATCTAGAATTCGACAAGTTCACTATGAACTATCATAACCCTTTGCCCCTGATAGGTGATCACAGTCTCATGGACAGCATTGAGAATGTGAACGACGAAACTGAATATGAATTCAAAGATTTGAAAAATCTTTGCATGATGCATGTTCACCTTCTTGAAGACATACAGAAGAGCAGGAGATTGAAGGAAGGTGAATTCTTGATGTCCACTGCCGGTTTCAAAAACATGGGTTATATGGTGCCCAGGCATGATCCAGCCATGCGCACCGATTCCAAAGTCAAATACAGGTTATTCTTCATAACCAAGAGCCACGGGGATGACTATCTTTCGTTCAGGCCAGAATTTTCTTTTGAAATCAAGGACGGATGTTTCTTCAATCTCACTCGTCAATATATCGTTTCGAATGAAATGATTATACTGAGGTCTCGATTGTATGTGACTATGTACCCTTTTATGGCGATGACTGAGCCAGAGGTCTTCTGCCGTTTGTTTTGGTGCATCTTTTTCACTAGCAGTTGTGTCAAAGGTTCCCTTTCTTTCTTCAAATATTTCAATGTTGTCGTCCACAGTGAATATTCCAAGATTGACAGGTTAATGAAGAAATACTTTTCCAGTCTCCCGAAGAGAAAGAATGACATGTGGCTGCTGCGGAGGATTGACGAAGTGTTGATCAGTAACTTTGAAAAAAAGGAGCCTATGACGCTACTTGGCCGTCCTATTGACCTAAGTGACATGTTGGAACGCAACAACTGTTATACCCTTCCCTTTGTGAAGACGACTTCCACAGTCCACAATTATCAAACTTTTTACGATGACATATTGAACAACATTGAATCAAAGAATGTGCACTGCGAACCAGAAATCTTCTTTTCTGGGATCACTAACAAAAAGCATGTTGATTTAGGAATTTTTAAATTCGCTGTGAAGAAATACAGAGAAGACTTCGGGATGAGTGTAGATGAGTCTGATTATGACACTTTCATAAACAAGGAGTTTAGAAGTTATTTCGTCACAACTACGAATGGCGTTGATGCTTTTTCACTCAGGAAGAAAAAGAACGTCATACTATTCAACGAATTGCTATTCAGATATTTCAAGGAAATCAAAGATGAAGAAGAATTCAAGCCTTTAAGATTTGTTGACTGGGGCCTCGGGATGCTGGAAAAGACAGGAGCCAGGGCTTGGATTTCAATAAAATTTCAGAAGGACATCGGAGATCGAGAAATTGTGGTTCAAGATACTCTGAGCAAATTCGGCCATTTTCATTTGCAGATGGTCTTCAAGTTACTTTGCTTCAGATGGCCTGATGAACTGGTCTCAAAATCTGAGTTCAACAAGCTCCAGAGGATATCGAGAATGAATTTTGGTAAGCAGACATTGTTCATAAATGATGACATGAAAAAATGGTCTCCTCAAGACCTTAAAGTGAAATTCAGAGTTGCAATAGACTACCTTTATCAAGCTGGAGTCTATCCAAAAAGCATACACGGGATTTTAGTCAGATCTTATGACTTGACTAAAGACATCACCCTTTTCTTCGATGGACGGTTGCACTTACCAGGTGAGAGCTATTATACAGACAAACAGATACTCAATGGTACATACACTTCGATTCCAGCCACGACGTATGAAGAAAAGAAACTGATGTTCCACCCTGTCAAAATGACTCATGGCTGGCCTCAAGGCCTAATGCATTTTATATCTTCTTTCGTCCATGGCCTTGTCTCTATAGTGACTAAAGAAGTGGCAAAGAGCCTCGTGCCTTCCCTAAGTAATTCGACAATACTGTTTCACTCCGATGACAAGAATGTGTCATTCGAGCCCAAAGAAGAATTCAATGAGACAGAAAAAAGGATCTTGATCAAGGTCAATGCGGTCGTGCCATTGTCTTTTTCTTTGGCCCAGTCTGACACCAAACCGTCTGTGACCTGTAAAGGCACCCTGCTAGATCCTGAATGTCCAGGTGTGAGGTCAAAAAAGATCTCTGAAATGGTGTCCATATACAACATTGAAGGGAATTTGTTGAACAGTTATACACGACAGATTGCCACCATTTTTTCATCTCTTAATCACCGCTCGTTTGTCGAGAATCACATTGAAGTGCTGAACCGATGTTGCACTATGGTCGGCCTGTCCAATTCGATACTTTTACCAGAGAAAGTGTATTCGACCATGGTGAGTTATCTCAATTTCTACTATGCCAGAAATGCGATCTTAGACTCCAACACTATCAACTGGGCAGGATTAAAATCAGTCCCAATATTCCTCATCTCTCAGTACGGGATAGCCATAGACAATTATTATAAATATTTAAAAAGTCCAAAAAAAATCTATAACCAGCTGAGGAACCCTTTGTTGCCTTCCGAAACAGCTATCAATAAGAAGTTCAGAAATGAGCAGCGGGACAGGATTAAAATGAGTGAGATGATGAATTCAGCCTTCCTTTTGAAGAGATCAAATCTGAAGACTATGATCCTAAATGAATCAAAGAGGCTTTTGAGTCGCTCTAGTGGGGTTTATTTTACAGATAAGGATGCTGTCTATTATAACTTATTCAGACACAGAGGCGAAAGAAATTATCGCACTTGGGAAGCAGTTAATAACCTGAAAAATGTTCAGCCCAGAGATCAGATTGAAAAAATGTTTTATTATGATGCATGTGCTGACGTAAACCTCCAAGATTTGGAATCTGTTAATCATGACACCTTTGAACAGCAGTTGAATGAATTCGTTTATGGCTCTGAAGACACAAAAAGAGAATACGATGAGGCACTTTTTTCCGGGCTTCACAAATTTAAAAAAGAACGCAGGTTCGGCGGCTCTGTGATAAGGAGTGAAAAGAATTTCGGGAAGTCGTTTGTGACTGAATATGAACTGGCTCTCATGATTGTGGAGAATCCTGAAAGTGTGATACGGGACGTTTCACTGTCTCATCAATACAATAGAGCAGTGGAAGACATCACTTTTTTTTCTGACAATTATGGCATTAGGACGATACAGAGTTTCAGAAATTCGAAGATCATGTGGAATTATCTGAGGCGTATGGGGCATTCTAGGTCGCCACTATTCTGTCTTTACAAGTCTGATTCAGTCTTCGCGGACGGAGCATTCGAGGAACTGAGAGGGAGGGAACTAGCGGATAAAGCCATGAAGGTCGAAGAGATCAAAGGACTTATTACTGTTGGCAAAGGAGTAAGGAGGATTTTGCTGTCGAATAGACTGCAGCCCAGAACAGAGTCTGACAGGGCCAAATCGTACTATAACTGTGAGATAAATCGATTGCTTGTGCAGTCCTTGAAATTTCCCTTACAAAATGAGGACATCATCAAGAGCTTGAGTTTTCTTGGTAGGCTGGATTCAGAGATAATCGAGATAATGCACGGGACATCCCTGCCTACTCATTTGAAGTACTTCCTTAGTTATTTTAGATCTGAACTGATATACACAGCGAGAAGAGAAGTAGTACTGATAGAAACTGAAAATCCAGACAACCTTTATATATATGTCATGATGGAGGCCGGGAGGAAGACAGGGCTTGCTTTTGTCACTGAAGAAAAGAAATATTTTTTTAGCTCGAACACACTGCCTGAAGCAAAAAGACTATTTATTTCATTCAGAGGCAGGTTCCTGGAAGCAGCCAAGGGAATGGACAGTGCAGGAATGATTGAGAGGAGGTATCAACACTTGACAATAGACAATGGGACAGCAGTCTCTTTTAGTGTCGATTCCAACAAAAGAGGAGACACCACTGTCTCATTTGTCGTACAGTCTATCGAAGGAGGGAGAACCGAAAAAAAAGTCAGTCTGAGAGTCGAACTAAATGCATCTAGAGGTCTTGAAAAGAAGCGGTTTTTAGGGAAAGAGTTCTTCAATGTGAACGAAAAACTGGACCATTTGAGTGGATCTAAATCTCTCATCAAGACAGTTTCAGTAAGGGAAATTGACCGTACTTTGTCTGGTCCAGTCGGGGTGAATGAAGTGAGCATTTTGGCTGAAAAGGCCGACTTGATTGAAATAATCAGGACAACAATCTCAGGCATTATTATATGCGATGGCTTAGACTGCCCACGTTGCCTAAAGGACAAGAAAAGGAGGGTCCTTTGTTCGTCCACTCTAAGAAACAATTTCATTCACAATGTAGAGACCCCGACATTGATCGAAGACATCAAAGGTTTGGCAGAATTTGGAAGGATAGATGACACTTCGGAAATGATCGAAGACAAATATAATGAATTACTTCAAGAAAGGATTGACGTGATCAAAGAAATGGACGAATTGATTGAAGTGCCTGAAGCCCATAGGATTTGGAATTCTGTGATGGAAGACTTAGTTGAATCCAGCTGCTGTAGAAGCCTTGAGACAGCAATGAGGGCTGGTACCAAGAGGATGCCAAGACGCTTTTACGCTATGTTGACAACCAACCATATTTCACCAGACTTCATTGGTCTTTATGAGAAGACTCACTCTCAATTGATTAGTATCCCCGTTCACTTCTTTCTTGAATCACTACACAAAGGCAGATCACTGTTCACTCCTCATATAAGGGTGGGGATTCAGGAAACTGAAGATTTTAGAATCGTGGGCTACAACATGCAATTCATCTCTAAAAATCACGCCGACTATCTGAGAGAGACATTTCAAGACGGGATATTCCCAGGGAGGTTCATCGTAAGGCGTGTAACTGAGAACGATGCCAACAGGTTGAGGATGCAGATGCAACTCGATTATGATGCTTTTAGAGATGACATCAATTCTCTTATAAGTGAATTCAAATTGATTGAAGAAAATTATAAAGACGGGAGAATCGAAATCGATGAAGAGGAATTCGATTATGTCGCAAAAAAAATTAAAGTCTTTGTAAGCAGTTTCCAGAAAGACGTGAAAGCGACTATGGTCGCTCCTGGCACCCATTCGAGGTTCACAAAACGCTTCAATGTCAGAAGCTCTAAATTAAAAGTCCCACCGATGCTGGATGAGAAGGCTTTTGCCATTATGCAGAGGATCATGAAAGAGTATAAAATGATTCCATCAGTCGGGGTTTACACCATAGAAGTGATTAAAGAGTGGGCTCAGTTGTTGCCGAAGATCGATGCATGGGCATTACCTAACTCTGAATTGGAAGAGCGGCCTGAGAGTGTCTATCAAGGCCCACCTCTGCTGATTGTGGATCCGGAAATCGATGTCCTGGTTTACATAGTTTTAACGAAAGGAACGGAGGCTCTGGCGAAGAAGAGTAAGCATCTATTCTCCCCATTCAAGATCCCCTTCAAAGAGGACGTTATAGAAACAGGAGGGGGCATAGACACTGCCATTATCTATTATGAAGAATTCGCAAAAGTCGACAAATTCGAGTGCGATAAAGTTCGAGAAGAATTCAAAAAAGAGATGGACAAAAACTTTGAACACAAGCTGGGTTACGGCTTTGATGAGAAAAAAAAGGTGACGGATTCGGAGGAATTCAAAGAACTGGTCAAGTATTTGAACATGGAGTACAGCTCGAACTTTGAGTTGTTTGATGGCCACATTGACGCCGCATTATACAACGAAGTTCAGTTTGAAGATACTGTGGAGATCGGGAGATTGAGAAACAAACTAAAATCCATAGACGAAAATATTTCATTGGAAAGAAAAGCCTTGATCCGAAAAAAACAGGATGATCGGACAGGGAGAGGGCGCACGGCTGACAACACCAAATCACTTCAGAATGTAATAAAATTGCTCTTGGAGGCCTCCAGTGAACGTCAAAAGAAGAAGACAGCCGATAAGACAGCCGAAAATGTAAAGTTCTTCATAGACGTGATAAACTCGACTGATGATGAGGATCTCAGAGAGACTGTGATCAAGGTGTTGCACAAAGCCTTAGAAAGAAAATTTTCTCTTTTTGTCGGATTCTCTGAACAGCTCTCGACTGAAGAATCTAGTCTGTCTTTCAGGAGGTTTAGATCTGACAAAGTGTCATATCTGGGAAGGTTTATGGCAGAATTGAAAGTGCACAATCATGACCAAATGGATACGGCTGCAATTTATTGTCTGCTGAAATACGTCATTAGCAGGAATCAAGACGAAACTGATTGGAACAATGATTCCGTTAGGCTGTTTAACAGTCTGATAACCATTCTGCCTTGTATGCACCCATTAATCGACCCCAAGATCCTAAAAAAAATCGATAAAGAAGACCTTATAGATCTGATTCTGGACTTTGATTCCAACATAGGAGCCAGGATAAAGGGGGTGATTTTACCTAACATGGCAACTTTTAAGTCCACAGTGCCGGAGATAACCGACCTCCTGAATGACTGAAAAGCTAGGCCTTTGTTGCCAAAACCAGTCTTGTGACATACAGCATAGAATTTTTTTACCAAAGCTGCGTGCAAGGCACTCATTGATGCATTGATAGCACAATGATGACGCCCCCGGGGCATGCCTGCAGTCGTTCAGAAAAATGCAAATTCCAAGGTAATCGATGGGTCCTGAACCCCCCTGCTGGCCTCCATGGCCGAAATGACTGCATCTATGTCTCGTTTGGCCCTACGAGCAGCGTCTTTGTCCCCGCAGAGGGTGTATCCTTTGGCAAACATGAACTGCTTGCTATTGTTGGAGACACGCACGTTGGCCCGCTCAAGAAATTCTAGCAAGTTAGACTTCTTGCCTGCTTTGATAAGGCCAGACATCTTGCTGGCCAGAGCCCATTGGGCCATCCCTCTGCTCCCATCTTCCATCAGCCGTGGGAACGCAACATAGAAGTCTGTCTCTTTTATGCGGAGCCAGTATCTCTCTGAAGAGAGATTTCCGAAACGCAAGAAGAAAGCCGACAGGATCTCCGGCAAGTCGAGCTTCTTGATCCCAGACTTGCTGAAATCTACAATTTTGACTGCCCCATAAGGCAGCACAGAAGCGATCGCATTGGAGACAGTGCCGCATATGGCCTCCTTCATGGCGGCTGAGAGGAATTCTTGAGCTTGACTCCTGATCAGCTCAACAGGGCGGCCTACAGCAGCAGAAGCAAACATATCATAGTATTCTTGCCCGACAGCTGACATCTTGTTCGCTTTATAAAAGATAAGTGTTTTATATAAAGTCTTTAACGCTTGCG